TGGCGATTCTTCAGATTTGCCGCCAAGCATCTGCATTTGGTCAGCAACGACTTCCGTAGAAAATTGCTCTACACCGTCTTTGTTTTGCCATTTGCGAGTAGTCATTCTGCCAGCAATGTACACTTGCGAGCCTTTGCGTAGATAATCACCACAAACGCCAGCAAGTTTGCCAAACGCAACAATGCGAATCCACTCAACGGATTCTTTTTCTTTGGACTTCCATCCACAAGCAATTGAGAAGTTTGCAATGGCCTCACCAGAAGCGGCAAAGCGCACTTCTGGATCACGCCCAAGCCTGCCAATAAACTCACAACGATTTAGGTCATTTGCCATATTATTTTGCTCCCGCAAGTTGAACTTTGATCCCATCGTACATAGCTTTCAAGACTTCTTTCTGCGAATCAGGCGCAGATTTGTACCATTTGGCAAAACACGCTTTTAAAGCCTCTAAATCGGTCTGTGCCGCCATTTCGTCTACTGCGTAGTCCATGTCTATCGTTACGGCTATTGGCGGCTTAGGCAGCGTTTTTACAGCGGCTTCACCATCATCGTCAGCCGAAGCAACGCAAAGCGCCGTTTGAATTGAGTACCGTTTTGCGTAACTTAACGCCGAGCCGAAGCCCTGACTGTCTTGTTTGCTTGCAGGTACAAACAATTTGCCAAACGACATTTCTTGACCTGATTCGTGAATCAACACGGTTTCAACACAAACACCGCCTTCTGCATCGTGTGTTTTTTGCACAATAGCCAATCCGTTTCCGGCAAGATGAGGTCTTATGGCATCTATGACGGAAGCAAGCGAACTGTACGAAGATTTAAAGTGGGGGTTTTTACTATCTTTTGCTGCGTGGTTCATAGCAGCCTGGGCGGAAACTAATGCTTTTGCTAATTCTTTCATTTTTGCACCTGTATGTAATCCTGACGGGTATGTCAGTAGCTAGATATTAAGGCATCTAAACAAATGTGTCAAATACAAAGTAATTATGTTAAGATTGCTTCATGAATACAACAGAAATCATACAAACTTTAGGCGGGACAACAAAGGTTGCCAAATTGTGCGGCGTAAGTGTGCCAGCTGTCAGCCAATGGAAAACCAACGGAATCCCTGTGGATAAGCTCGTTTTTATGGGTGGGGAACTGGAGCGTTTGTCTGATGGCAAGTGGACTCGACGCAACGCTTTCCCTGACAACTTTACAATTATTTGGCCTGAGTTGCGTAAAAAACAAAAATCGTAGATAATTTGCACATCCCTTGGTCGGGGAGATAAAGCAATAAGGCTTCACATGGATACTCAGTAGGTTATTGCACCTACCCGACCAGACCCCTTAAAAAAGGGTTGAGTATTCAGGTGAAGCCTTTTTTATGTTTAAACGGAACGCAGACCAAAGTTAGCTGCGGACAAAGTGGGACTCAGAACCCAGCCGAGTGTAGTACGTTGTGATCTGGAGGCTCTAACGACATACCAGCGGATCACGATAGCAAGCAGACTGGGGGATAGTGGATGGAATACTGCACAAATAGGCGGCGAAGTTAGCACCTATTCCACGAATGGCTGACGGGTTCTGTGGCTCCGGAAAGGATACAGATTAAGGCGAATCTAGGTAGGCTAGGTTCGTCCACCAGACAGGATCAACAGTAAAGGGAGTAGTGATGAATAAAGAGGAAGATGTTAAGTCGTTGCCTAGTAACTTAAAGGATTGGACTGAATTACATTTAATTGAAACTTTTAAATTGACCAAAAAATTAGATTTGCGTGAAATAATTGCTACAGAGTTGGCAAAAAGAATTAAAGACAGCAAAAAATAGTTTGCTTTTTTTTACTCACAGGATTAAGCTATCTTAAACAAGGAACATTATGAAAACATTGATCGAATGGTTAAGGGACAAGCTCAGGAAAGAGGATAGCAAAGAAAACGTTGAGCAGATTTGTGATTGTTGTGGACAAGTCTCAAGGCTTACAGACGGTTTGTGCGAATGGTGTGAACGATTTTACAAGGCAAATAAATGAACATTGACAAAGCGATTGAGATATTGCAATCAGGGCTAATTACGCAACAAGAGCAAACCGAACTAGCAAAGGTATTGCAAGCCAAGCGTGAGTGGGTTGGGCTGACTGATGATGAGCGAAACGAAATATACGAAACTCTTGATGCTTATGCTGATTTAGTTGCCATCGAAGCCAAACTACGGGAACGCAACACATGAGCTACATTGTTGCGTCATTACCGCCAATCAAATGCTTTGTGCGGCGTGAGTTTTTGTATAACTTTGAGAAAGGTTACGGCGAATACGAACCTGCTATTTGGGTAAGCCTAAAAGCTCTGCGTGGGCAAGTGTTCCGCATTGAAAGCCTGTTACCAGCTTACGGTGCGCTTTACGACAAGCTACCGATACACGCCTATGTCTGGCACACAAACTCGCCTGAAGCATTGCCCATTGACACGCTACAGCTCTGGGACTGCATGGGTTACAAGTTTACCGTCATTGAAAAGATAGGCTTGCGTAACCTTGGGGTTAAGTTTTTAGGTAAAGACAAGCAATGGCACTTTGGCACATACTTGTTTACCGTAGACTTTTGCGCTGACGGGCTAGAGGTTGACACCGGATTTACAGAGCAAGCTGAAGAACATAAATCGTTTAACTGGATACGCTTGGACAATGGGCAATTTGCTTGCCAACCTAATAACCGTTGCTTGTGGTATGACCAGTCGCTTATCCCTGCTGAGACAAAATTTCCTGACTTTCAAGCATCACGCCACATTTGGACAGTGGATGGATCACGCAAATGGTCAGCTGGTGACGATTGGTTTTACAACATTGAGGAGCGCACATGAAAAATGATGACGATGACACACAATCATATATTGGACAGCGGAAGTGGATTGATTTAACAGAGGATGAAATCATTGGACACACTTGTGAGTGTGTTGATGATGGAACTTTTGACATGAAATGCGCTATAACTTTTGCAAAATTTATCCAAGAAACTTTAAAAAGGTACAACACATGAGCTTTGATGAGTTCTGGGTCAAATACCCTCGCAAAGTCGCTAAAAAGACCGCTATGCAATCTTTTGCCAAGCTCCCGATGGATGAGCAGGAATTAGCATTGGACGCATTAGAGACGCATTGTGAGTATTGGAAGCTAAAAGAGACAGCAACAGATTACATTCCGCATCCGTCGACTTGGCTTAACCAAGGACGGTATTACGACGAACTGGATATGCAGCCTAAACAACCTAAAAAACCTGCGTTGCCTTGGTATTCGACAGAGCAAATGACGATGGACAAAGCGAGGGAGTTGGCGATGACACCAAGACCAGGCGAGGACATGGGACAGTTTAGGGCTAGGATTGCCCAGAAAGTAGCGGAGGCCGTGTGAAAGACCAACACGATGCAATTGATTACATTTACACAACAGCACCGCTGTACGGACAAGCAAAAGGACGGGTTGCAGAGCTAGAAACCTATAAATCTAGCTTAAAGTCAATTATGATGAAGCAATCAGGAGAATTAGCAATTGGGGCGCAAGAGCGAGAAGCCTACGCAAGCGATGAATATCAAAACCTATGCAAAGCCATAGGCGAAGCTACGGAAGCGGCTGAAACGCTGAAATGGCGGCTTGAATCGGCAAAGATGAGGTTTGAGGCCTGGCGCACGGAACAAGCTAGTAACCGACAGATTGAGAAGTTGACCAAATGAGAAAAAAGGACACCCAAGTTGGCGGCACACATTACCAAATTGCAATAGAACCTTGGGACTACATCATTGCTAATCAAATAGGGTATTTAGAAGGAAATGTAATTAAATATGTAACTAGGTACAAAAACAAAGGTGGCGTAGAAGATTTAAAGAAAGCGCAACATTACTTAAGTAAACTAATCGAAGTTCACTCAAAGGATTGACATGAAACTTAATTTTATTTCAGAGCAAGACGATGGCACTCAAATTTGCGTGACAACTGATGCAGAAGGTTTGTCAGCAATTTTTGAGGTGTTTAAAAACTTTCTTAAAGCAAACGGGTTTGACCCAGATATATTTGATTTTAACCAAGAGCAGTTAGACTTTGACGATGAGTAGTTGGCTCATTGTTGTGACTGGCTTAATCTACGGCTACATAGCTGTGGAGCAGGGCTTTAAGGGCAATATGGCTATGCTTGTCATTTACGGCGGCTATGCGTTTAGCAACATTGGTCTTTATTTGATGGCGGCAAAATGATTTACCTGTTAACGGCTTTTGTGTTGGCGCATTTAGAGGCGGGTTATGGCTGGTGGATACTGTTTGTTGTTTGTATGGTGCTTGATTTTGTTCGCAGCTTGCCTTGAATAAAAAAAAGCTGTACGACAAAATAGCCCAGCTAGGGTGTTCTTTGTGTCGGCATCTTGAATATGGCGAAACACCGTGCGAGATTCACCATATACGCCACGCAGGGCGCAGGGATTTAGCACCAGTTATAGGACTTTGCCCAGAACACCACAGAGTCAACACGGGCGTTCACGGCATGGGTCGCAAAGCATTTGCCAAGCATTACGGCGTGACTGAAGAAGATTTATTGAGCCAAACTATAACTCTAACGGGTCAAAACCAAGCTCAATAGCAATACGGCGAGCGTAATTCCTAAACACTTGATCGTGTTTGTTCCAACCCTTAGTTTTGCCTCGTTTCATGTGGATCATCTCATGCGCCATTGTTCGGATGACGGTTTCAAGATGGGCGTTTTTGGCTTTAGAGATGGTTACAATGTGTTTTTCTTGTAAATCATCGTAGACATAAGTACCCATTGCATCCAGTTCGTTTGTGACTTGAAACAGTATTTCCTCTGGCGGCGGCATTTTCCAAGCGCAAAAGGGCTTGAGTTTAGCTAACATCAAGTAAATTGCTTGTAACCTGCCAGCAGTCAATTTCATCGTTACACCTTAATAATTTTTCCACGGAATACGACTTCATCTTCGCCAAAGACTTGTACAAGTTCTGGCATAAGCAACTGCCCACGATCAAAGGTCAGCACGGCAAAGCCGCTACGCCAATCTTTAGGGTTGTCCTCGGTATAGTCAGCAAACTGCATATTGTTAGGTTCGGCAAGAGTGCCTGTCTGCACACCCCAAATTGTGCCGTTGTAATTGGTAATGGGTTGAACTGCTAAGACATGGGTGTGGCCTGTAATAATGTTTACACCAGAATTCAAGGCATTGGCATAGCCTGCCGTGCGTCCACCCTTGTAGCGGTGCTTGATAACCGTATCCTCGTTGACCCAATATGACCAACAAGGCTGCCAGCGTGGGAAATGATCTTTAAGGGTAAACCCTTTGACGCCTTCAAACTGTGAAGAGCTGTTGGCGAGGATCGTTTCGAACCGTGCATCGTGGTTGCCAAGCGTCCAGATTAAGGGACATTTTGCAATGTCCTCAATTTCACCTAGATAGAATTGACAGGCTTCAAGTTCTTGCTTGACCGTGGGTTTAGAATCCCAGCCAATGCGAGGGAAGCGGCTAATTGCGCCTCCGTCAAAGGCATCCCCGTTGTTGACAATGACTTTTGGTTTGAGTTCTTTAATAAAGTGAATCAACGCACGAAATGCGGTGGTTGTATCATCAGGCCAGAAGTGTGCGTCTGAGAATACGATTACTACGCCCTTCTCAAGTGTAATGCCACGCCTTACGTGTCCCGGTGTTTGGTGTATTTTCTTTACAGTTGAATGGGTAAGCCCCCCATTGCCTTGCGGATTACTAGTTGGCAATTCAATCCTGTGCTTAAATTCAATTGTCCTGCGCCGATTGTAAGTATTGCGTAGACTTAATTTGAGATGTTCTGAAACTTTAATTGGTGATCCTAACTCGTTCCAAACTTTGATAAACTCATCGTCGGTAATGTAATAGGACATAGGTTTGCCTTATGAGAGCGAAGCGAGTTGACTGCAATCAAAAAAATATCGTCCACGCACTACGAACATTTGGTGCAGTTGTCGTGGATTTGTCTGGCGTAGGCAAAGGTTGCCCTGATCTGTTGGTAGGTTTTAACAGTAAGACCTATCTTATAGAAGTAAAAAAAGACAGTAAAGCAAAATTTACGCCCCAACAATTACAGTTTAATGAATTGTGGACAGGCGGCATCATTGCCCGTATAGAAACTATTGACGAAGCTCTTGCGCTCTTAAAGGTTTGATTTATAATAAAGAAAATCGAGGCTACTATGGATTATCCTGCCGTTTTCGTGTCTACCTTGTTCCATAGCGGGACAAATGCACACTTTATGCACCTGCAAACAGACAGCTATGCTAAACACGTTGCGCTGGGTGAATACTATGACACGATAATTGATTTAGTCGATAAGTGGGCAGAGGCTTATCAAGGGGCACACTCAATCATTAAGAGTTACCCCAAAGATTTCCATTTAGCCACCGATCCAGTCAAATACATCACATCTGTTAAAGCGTTCGTCAAAGACATTCGGGACGAGCTGCCCAAAGACTCAGAGTTACAGAACATTGTGGACGAGATTGCAGACCTGATTGACTCAACCTTATACAAGTTAAAGGCCTTCAAATGAAAGCTGGACTATACGCAAATATCTTAGCAAAGCAAGAACGAATCAAGGCGGGATCAGGCGAGACGATGCGAAAGCCCGGCTCACCAGGCGCACCTACGGCTAAAGATTTCAAAGAATCAGCCAAGACAGCTAAAGACGCAAAGAAATGACAGCGGCGTGGACTCGCAAAGAGGGCAAAAACCCTGAAGGCGGTCTAAATGCCAAGGGTAGAGCGAGTGCTAAAGCTGAAGGCATGAACCTCAAGCCACCAGTTAAATCAGGTGACAACCCAAGACGAGCCAGTTTCCTCGCAAGAATGGGTAATATGCCAGGGCCAATGGAAAAAGACGGAAAGCCCACTAGGTTAGCCTTAGCATTAAAAGCATGGGGCGCATCAAGCAAAGAAGATGCAAAGTCAAAAGCTAAGAACATTAGCAAACGCAATAAATGAGCTAAACTATCTCATAGACTTAAACTATCACAATTGGATAAGTTAATGACGCAAGCTAAAAAACAATTAACAAATATTAAAGGTGCAGGCAGACCCAAGGGAGTGCCTAACAAAAGCACTACGAAGGCTCGTGAGGCGATTGCAGCGTTCGTTGATGGTA